AATCTTCAGATTCCTTATTAACTTTATCCATTTGTTTTTGGATTTTAGGTGGAAATCCTTTTTGTTTAGCTTTCTTTAAAGCAATATTTGTTGCGTTTGTTTTCAATCCATCAAAAAATGCATCAGAAAACTTTTTAGCTGCTCCAAACAATCCTTCGTTTATTTCTTTTTTAGCCATGTTGTTAATCCTATATATTTGTTCTTATATAAATATAGAACAAAAAAAAAGTGAAGAAATTACTTCTTCACTCTTACATTAGGACCTCTACCACCACCTTTTTTGGTAGCCTTGTCGTGTTCCTGTTTTTCTTTCTTCTTAGCCTCTAATAGTTTTTTGAAATAGAAATTTCTCCAATGGATTGGCATGAAGTAAACTTCTGACCAAGTAAATCCATTACCATAGTTAACCATTTCCCAAATTTGATTGTGAAGTTGGATACTATAATCACTCGGAAGGGTAAAAAAAGCTTACCCCAAATGGGATATCTAACTCCTCCTTCTCTCCTGTTATATCTGATGTAAATTCAAATTTTAAATCTAAATCAGGTGTGAATGTTTGAATAAACTTTCTAAGAGCTCTGGAATCTCTTGCAAGTAAACTATTCTTTACATAATTATTAATAAATCCTCTATCCTCATTACCATCTACCTCTTGTATCATATATCGTAAACGAGTTGATACATCTTGAGATACATTATCACCTTTAGTTAATCTGTTTAATGCAGTTATTTCAGCATTAATATCAATTTCATCCTTATGTGTTAATAATCTAAATATAATTTTTTTCTTACCAAGTGGCAAATCAAATTCATATCTGTTTTCTGCAGAAAGTTTGTTTACATCAACTTCTTTAATCTGTACTGCTGAAAGGTCTATGTTTACTTTTTGTGTTTCTCCAGTAAATGGGTCATTCACTTCTACGTGATAATCTTTTCCATATCCTAAGATACGTGTTGCTAAAAGAATTGCATTTTTATCACCAATGAATATATCATTGATATCTACACCCTCTCCTACTACTACTGATTCAAATAATTTATCAAGTACTACTCCTTTTCTAATTAAGTTTTGTGAAGCTAGTATATCCTCCTCTTTGGCAGTCATATACTTAATTTCAACAGAACCTTTAGATAATGGATTTGATTCGGGATATAGTTTACCCTTTGATGGAAGATCTATTACTTCCGTTGGAAAATCGAATTTTGCCATAACTTCTTTATATTTGTTTTGTTCATATATAAATATATAACTTTAAAAAAAAGAGAAAAAAAAGGTTCTCACTAAGAGAACCTTTAATCATTTATATATTGTAATCTTTCTTAGAATTCTAAGATTGCGTAATCATAAGATAATGTAAGAGTAACTTCGGCTGGGTCGTTAGAAGACCAGTCTAAATCATTAAATACAGCATTATTGATAAATGCTCCTTTAAGAGTCCATTGTTCAATCTTATCTCCAACAGGTCCTAATAGATATATTTGTATATCCTTCTTATAGAAGTCTGCGTAACCATCTCTACCTGTTAAGGATTCATGTGATGTTCTAACCCATTCCATTACGGATTGAGCTCCACTTGGTACAATTGGGTCAAATAATGTAATTTCTACATCTTGCCATTCTCCCTTACCTTTTAATTTACGTTTAACGTTAATGTGGTCTAGGGTAATAGTTTCAAACTGAATTGAAGGTCTATTTGCTGTTTTTATTAAATATGAAGGGATACCATCGATTTCCATGATGAATCTATTCTTCATCTTTGGTTCGAAATTGGTATAAAACATATCGTTAAATTCTAATACTTCTGCCATGTTGTTTATCTCCTTTTATATTAATAAATATAAGGTTTTTTTATTTTTAATTAATTATGCCGTAAAAGATGCCCCAGTTGGTAAGATATTGAAATCTAACACGATGAATTCAGCAGTTTTTGTTGGTTGTAAGAAAATCTGTCCAGCCAATATATTTCTGTCGATTACATCTGGTGTGTTGTTACTTTCGTCCATCACTACCCTGAATGCATATAATCCTTGTCTTTGTTGTATTCCTTCTAAATAAGGATTTACAGTATTTAAGAATTTACTTCGTGTTGTAGAAGTATTTTGTTCAAATACTAAATATCTAGATGTAGAAGCAATATACTTCTTAACTTTAATCATCAATCTTCTAACATTGATTCTATCAAGTGCCGATGCCTTATCTTGAAGAGTTTTTTGTCCAAATGCTACGATACCTTCTCCAGGGAACTGAGCGATTGGATTAATTTTTCCTTCATATAATTCATCTCTTTCAGCGTGTGTTAATCTGTTTAGTACAGATATAGCACCCACGATACCACCTCTATTTAAACCTGCTGGTGCAAACCATTCGGCTGCAACTGCATCGTTAGAAGCATATATTCCAGGCATCAATACTGATGGTGGAACTGAAATTAATTTATTTGTTCGTGTATCGATTGTTTTAACCCATGGGTAGTATGTACCTACGTAGTTAGAATCAATTGCTGCACCTTGTTCTATTGCTTGTGATATAGTATCAGAAGTTGTTTGTGCAGTTCCACTATTGTAAGTTACACCTACAACATCTCCAATGAAGAATGCATCTTCTCTAGCTTCACACATATCAACAGCTTTATCAAATACATAAGAATGATGTCTTCTTACAATACCAGGTGTAGATACCAAGTTGATATCATAATCATCTGGATTAGATACTGAGTTGATTGCTTTTACATATCCAACTGAGCCACTTGCTGTTGAAGTTGATAAATCAAATCCTTGAGAGTTTCCACTACCAAAGTTTGCTGATGAACCAGCTAGTGCTATTTCAGTAGTTGGAGATAAACCATCGAATCCATTTTGGAATCCAACAATAAATTGTCTTTTATTTATATCTTTTGATAAAGAACCAGTTAATTCATATCCAAAGGCTTTAGTACCACCAACGACATTTACTGTTCCATCAAATGCAAATACTGTATTAGCACCTTGTGTTGCTGATGCAGGAATTGCAGATAAGTAATTGTTATTATCTATCTTAATTTGTACAGTTTCTAAATCGATACCACTATAAGCAACTGATTTAGAAGAGTTGTTTACATCGGAACCAGTAGAGAATAATACTGCTGGTATTAAGTTTTCATTACCACCAACATAAATTGGATTGTAATATTTAGCGTGACCAAATGGTCCTGCTATGATTGGGAATGAACCTTCAGCAACAGTTTCAACTCTTACGTATTTAGAACGGTTAGCGTAATCACCATTTTCTGTTTGTTTACCGTTTGCATCAATTACTAAGTTTCTATCACCTATTACTTTTTTGATGTAGTTAGGAGATGCAGGGTCTAAGTTAACATTATTATATGTTTCTAATACAGTTTTTCTTTTATCAGTATCATCACCTTTTCTAATAGCCACTGCGAAAGTTGCATAATCAGTAGAGTTGTTAGAACCAGCTGGTTTAACATTAAATACAGATACTTTATATTCTGAGTTATAGATAGTACCATCACCAAGAGTGTGTATCTTGAATAGGTTATGTCTTTCTCCTGAAATCAATTGAGATTGAATCCATGGAGTTGAAGCGTTTTTGATATCTTGAGTTAAATCTTGATTTGCTAATGGTACAAGTGAACAACTTTCAAATCCTGATGAAATTGCATCTGCTGATGTTTTTTCAAAGAAGTTGTAGTTATACGCATCTTTAGTTCCTCTTGGATTAACACCAAATACATCACCTAAATCATTTCCATCTGCTGGATTGATTGAAGCTGATATTTTTGATTCTCCTATAAGAGTTATAGCGAATTTAGATGCTGATACTTGTGCATCAATAACTGTTCCTGATAGTGTTCCACTTCCATTATGTGTTTCAAATAGTGTTCCCACTATTTTTTCTCCAGATGCAGAACCACTAATCGCTATCGCGACTGGTACTGTCTGTGTATAACCACCCGTATGTCCGACACGAACAATAGTTACTGTTCCTGCTTCTCTTAGGTAGTTTTGTACGGTATATCCTGTATAGTAAGAACCATCAGGTGTACCGAAAATTTGTTCGAATTCCGATTGGGTGTTAACAACGGTTGGTACGAAAGCTGGTCCCTGTTTGAAAGGTCCTATTACAGCTGCTCCGATTTCTCCAATACCTTGTGATAAGAAAGAAAGGTCGTTTTCTCTCGTAAATACACCGGGTGATACAATTTTTTCTGCCATTTTATTTTACTCCTTAGTTAATGTGTTGAATATTCATACTCGTATATAAGTATAAATAACTTTTCCTAAAATATGATTTATACTTCAGGTGTTGTTAAAATTTCTTCTTTTTTTTCTTTTTCTTCTGTTGGAGTGAATATGTTAGTAGCTGGATCATAATTTCCATCACCATATTTACCATTCAATCCCTTAAACATTGTTTGTTCTTTTTCGACTAAACCTGAATGTTGAGATATTAAATCTTTTTCAACTTGTTCGAGTTCATCTAGTCTTCTTCTCTTTTCAATTTGAAGTTGTCCTAATCTTGTAAAAAGATTTGCAACATCTTGTCTTAGTTGTTGTACTTCTTGTACTTCTTCTTTTGTAAACTTAATTGCTTTCGCCATTTTGATATATTTTTATTTGTTAAGTGTATATATAAATATATAGTTTTTTAATAAACGTTAAATTATTATTTAACTAACCGTAAATGTTAAAGTTGTAGAGTATGCACTTACCAAACCATTTGTTGAATATTGTCTTACCCTTGCATATCGTGTACCAGTTCCTATATCAAAAGTACCACTATCTGTTGTTGTTACAACTGAAGTTGCTGACCATAGTGTTTGACTAACTAATGTTGATGAGAAATCTGAATTATTATCTATCTGTACATCATATACATCATTTGTACCATCTCCTGACCAAGAAAGTGTAAGAGTACCATTCGTCCAAGCTAATGAAGTTGGTGCAGC